CTGAAATGTTGTCATTGGCTGTGCAGTGTAAAAAGAGGCTCGGTTTGTCTAGTGATTTAGATAGTAATGTTAAATTTAAGAATATTGTGCATCGTGCTGTAAATAAAATGTCGCCTTGTGCTTGGGAGATACCCCAAGATTTTCTATCGTTTGAACATTTTGTGCGTTGTGTGAAGAAGTTGAATTGGAATTCATCCCCTGGCTATCCTTATTATCAGGATGTCGCTAACAACGGCGCGTTTTTTGGCGTCGTTGATGGCGTTCCTAATTTGGGGAGGACACAGGCGGTGTGGAACCTTGTGCAGCAGAGATTGATTGCCAGGGATTGTGACCCGATCAGATTTTTTATCAAGTCTGAAGTTCATACCCAGGAAAAAGTCGACTCTGGTAGGTTGCGATTAATTTCTTCCGTTTCTGTAGTTGACCAACTGATAGATCACATGTTGTTCGATGACTTTAATGACCTTGTGGTGGTTAATTGCCACCGCACTCCAGTTAAGGTTGGTTGGACGCCATATAATGGCGGTTGGAAGGATGTGCCACCAATGAGTGTAGCTACTGACAATAGCTCTCATGACCAGTCCGTAAGGCTATGGCAGTGTGAAGCTGCTTTGGCGGTACGTGCTGAGTTGTGTAAGAACATGAATCAGGGCTGGTTTGATTTGGCTCAGTGGAGGTATAATTGTTTGTATAAAAATCCTGTGTGTGTAACTTCTGGTGGTTTGTTGTTTCGGCAGCGTAATCCCGGGATTCAGAAGAGCGGTACTGTAAATACGCTTGTGGATAATTCGTTGGTGATGTTAGTCATCCATGCTAGAGTGAGTTTAGATCTCGGAATTGAGATGCCCGAGTTGTGGGCCATGGGTGATGACGTTATGATGAGTCCTCCTGACGGTGTTTCGCTGGACGTTTACGTGGCTGAGCTGCGCAAGCATTCGATAGTGAAGCACGTTCTGCGTAAGAAGGAGTTTGCCGGTTTCCTGTTTAAGCCTGGTGGTGTCGCTGAGCCG